TAATTTAAACCATGTGCTGAGTGTCCATTTTTTTCGGTTACCTTCACTACTTGGAGTTCTTGATAAATAAGCACTGTTATCATCATTAAACCTAATTGATTGGTTTATTGTGTAACCAGTTGCACTCTGACTGTTACTTGGTATTATTAAAGGCATTTAGAAGTCCTCCAGCTTTGGAAACTCCCCTAAAGGTCTTGTCATTACAGGTTTAGATTCTGTGCCTGTATTTGTATATGTGTACAAAGTTTCTAAAACTCTTACATCTTTTGTTGCTTTTATTCTTGTAACCATATCGTTTGATTTTGTTCGTACTGCAGTTCTAAATTTAGAAACATTGTCTGGCAAAGAATAATCGGAAACTTCGCTAGCTTTTATTACCATCCAATCTGTATCTTTAAGAATAGTATAAGCTTGGTTGTTTACCTCATTAACTTTTTTAGTTTTTAATCCCTCAACAGTCACACCATCAACTGTTTTATCTTCCATCTCATGATCTTCTGCTGTCTTCCAAACTTTTTTTACCACTTTGTTTGTTGCATCAAACTGAAAAGACTCACTTCTGTTTTTATAAAATGTCGGATCTTTGTAATTTGAGTTATCGGTCTGTACAGGGTAAAGACCTATGGCTGCTTTTTCTTCAGCACTCCAACTAGAAAAAATATTTGCAGGATGTTTAATATCGTTATGCTCAAATGCTTGAGCACCATTGAAAATTCTAATAACCTGATTTGCTTTTACTAACGCCCACATAATTTCTCCTAACTCAATGTCAATGCAAGGTTTCTACCAACCTCAATAAATTTTGATCCATTATAATAAAACACAAAAAAATCACCTAACGCAGCAGTCGTTGTTAACGTGGGAGCTGTGTCTGATGCAAATTCATAATTAGATGCAAACGATAAAGTCCTCGATCCAGTACCATCTTGAACTATCAAGAGGCTTACAAACTGTCCTGTGACACCATTAGTTGCATTATTTAGTGTTCTATTACCACCTAATGTAACTTTAGCAACTGGCTTTGCTTGTACATCCCAATCGATGTTTGTACCATCCGTAAGTGTTTGTTCAGGAATATAAGCTGCATCATTAAATTTAAATCGTCCTGCACCTTTTGCTGTAAAAGCTAGACCAACATTTGTATCACCACCTGTGACCGCAAGTCCTACATCATTACCCGTAGCTGCATTTGTTATCTCTAGCTCATTTACTGCACTGGTTGTTTGTTGAAAAATTATTTGCTCGTTGCCATTTGCATCAGCAATAAAACCAGCATCAGCAATTCTAGGTTTAGTCAATGTTACAGCACTGACAGTGCCACCTGCAATTGTAGCTGAGTTAGCAATACTACCTGTGGTCGTAGCTCCATTAATAGTTGGAGTTGTTAGTGTTTTGTTTGTAAGTGTGTCTGTTGAAGATGTATTAATTATTCCTGTATCAACAACGTTGGTGCCATCAGCAAATAACACTCTAACTGATTTATCAGCAGCAACAAAAGTATATCCTGTGCCACTAGCTGTTTTGAATTGAACTGTAAAAGAACCAGTGGTTCCATTTGAAACGATATAAACTTTTTCCATACTGTCAGGGACAGTAACGATTCTATTTCCTGTAATTGTTCCTGTTAATTTAACAACCATATTTCGTGCGTTAGAGGCTGCACCATCAGACATAGTTAATGCAGTTGTTCCTGCACCACCAGCAATCGATACCTCTTCATAGCCACCAACTGCTTGTTCTACTAATTGTAAATTGGTATTTGTTTTATCACCCCAAGTGCCAGCGTTTTCGCCAGTCGCCTGTAATTCTAATTTTAAACTTGTTGAATATGTTGAAGCCATACTATTCCTTTATGTTAGTTCACATTATAAATCATTTATGCAGCTCTATCAACCTCTGTCCATGTAACAGATGTACCCACATCAACCTCTGCCCAATTTATTAAATTAATAGAACCAAGAGAAGCTGTAATATCAAATCCTGTAATAGCCATTTCAACATTAGCAAATGTGGTAACAGAACCCATAGCTGTTGTTAAGGCAACTCCACTTGGTGATTCAATACTATCGTTAAAAAAGTTTATTGAACCTAAAGTCATTGTGGAACTTAGTCCACTTGGTTCAGCCACAAAATCTGTAAAACCTACTGCTGTCCCTAAAGATGAAGTAAGAGCTATACCTGTTGCCTCACCAACAGTTGTTTGTGTAAAACCCCCTAAATTAGTTGTAAGAGCAAAACCAGAAAGTGATATAATCTGATTGCCTTGCTGACCCCAAAGACCTTCACCCCAAGTAAGTTGTCCCCATGCGTTGGACATACTCTACTTTATGTAACTCTTAAAATAGCTGCACTTGCAGTAAAAGCAGGAAACTGAATTGTAAATGTTCCAGATGTAGCAGTCTTATCACCACCAAAATCTAAAACACATACCGCAGGATCACCTGATGCTGTATCATTATAAATCAAAGCTCCTCTTGCAGTTAGAGTTACTCCAGTAAATGATCTATCTGCAAAATCAACAATAGCAGTATTGGTTGATAATGATGTTCCACCATTTACCAGAGCACCACCACCACTTGTATATTGACCCGAGTTTGATACTTGTGCATCAGTGGTAAAGCTTGTCGTAGATTTACCTAAAACAGCACTATTTGTATACAGTGATAATTTAAATGAATTACCACCAGTTTGTTTAAAGTTATGTGTTCCTTCAAAAAGCTCTTTTTTAAAAGAATTACAAATTACACTAGTTGTTATTGCCATAATTACTCCATATTTTAAGGTGAGGGTGATTGAATTGGAATTCTTGGAACACCTTCTTCGTACTGCCCTCGTCTTCTACTACCCATTTGTTGCATTGCAAAACCTTGAGTGCTTTCATTATACTTGTCTAAATACAATTTGTACATATCCATAGGGCCTTTTAAATAAGAAAAACACTCTGCTAATACCCCATATAATAACAACTGATCTTGATAGGTTGACAAAAACGTGCTGTTTGATGATGTAAAATGAGGAGGATCAATAATATAATTAATCTGAATAGTGTAGGCACTATTTGGTGTGGGTGCTAAAACAATATTTTGGTCATCCCAATTTGCATAATATTTAGGTACGGCCTCTGTTTCAGATGGATTAAATTCAGATATAAAACTTGTATCTCTTTTTTCTAAAAAATCTCTTACACCAGAGTTAATTATTTGAACAGATCGTAAATAAATTAGATCAGATGGCATACTTAAATACCTTTGTGAAGAAATTGTAGATGTCGTTGCATATTTTCTTAAATCATCGTAGTCAACTTTACTAGCAATATCTAATTCTGTGTTTCTAATAAATTGATCTATTAAAGTATCTGATAATACATTGCTATCAACTTCTGTGTAGTTTCTCACTTGTGTCAAAAAATTTGCGTGTGTTATTGCCATAATCTATGCCTCAGTGTTTATTGTCCACCCCATAGCAGAATGGTTTGTACAATAATAATATAATGTAGGAGCACCAACTGCAACAGTGATTTGTGTGTAAGCTCCACTTTGTCCTGCAACTCCATTTGTTACAACTCCTACTGTATATTCAGTACCACCTCCATGTGTGCCATTTGGTGTAGCACTTATCCTTAGAGGGTGTCCGTCATTTGATGAGTCGCTTTGATCAAAACGATAAGTTTTTCCTTCTTCAAAAGTTAATGTTACATCAGCAGTTGCAGTAGATCCATCTATAGCAAATTTGTTAGTTGATCCTACATTATGATAAGGATGATTTGAAGGATTACCTCCAACCACAGTAACAGCAAAAGTTTGAGTTATAACAAGGGCATCGACAGTAACATTACCGATCACAGCAGTTAATTCTCTTTTCCTATTTTCAGCAGAACCATCATTTGGCACCATACTTCCATATTGAGGACTAACATCGGTGCTTGTTTGAGAAATAGAGCCCTCTGTTCTAAAACTAAAATCACCTGGTAAACTTAAATTCACAACTGCTTGACCTCCTCCACCAGAATCTGTTTTAGTTTGATCAGCTGTAGAATCATTAATAAAGGGTTGTATAGGTTGTTGAAATCTTTGACTTCTTGCATTAGATAAAGCAATTGCATCAGCTTTGATGTGTTTTCTTCTTATTTGAGGTTGTTTACCTTCATATTCTGATTTATGAACAAAAGAACCATTCCACTCACGTACCATTTCTTTATAAGGAAAAGCCATACCAGACCTATCTGAAATAGCTTTTGCATATTTACCTCTTGCATAAGCCATCTAAAAAACACCTTTAAATTTTGTTCCTCTTATTGCAGCTTTGCCACCCGCACTAAATTTTTTACTTTTAATTTTTTTAATATCTTCTTTAAGTCCACCATCTTTTGCCATACCTAATTGTTGATAGACATTAGCACTTGTCAATGATGGAGCTGCATAATTAGGCGCAAAGGCTGCTGCTCGTTGTCTTTTTTGTAAACGTGCGATTGTATTCATTTGCTTATCAAAGTCAGCATCACCTGCTCTTTGAGGACGTGTAGTTGTTTCAGTAATTTGT